ATGCCGAATTGCTCGTATGAAGCAAAGGGTTCTGGCTCAAGCGCAGCGACACGTTTACGGAGGTCTTGGATTTCAGCAATCAGATTTGCGATGATTTCGGCGCTGGAGTAGTCCATGCCCTGCATTTGTTCGCCGTCCTTGGTGCCGGTTGCAACGGTGGTGCGCGACACCTCCTGAGTTTCGTGGGCGATCAAACCTACGAAGGTGGAGCCGTCAGCTTTCCACGTGCCTTCAACGGGCTTCAAGCTGTCGATGTAAGTACCACTGGTGGTGATTGGCCCAGTGATGTCTTTTAGGCGGTAGTCAGAGGATGTGTTGTAAGCGGTTGCTGTGGTTGTGGCGCTTATTGAACCGGGGTTGGCGGTGTCGCGGTAAAAATCTACGACGGTGCCATCAGTAGTCTTCCTATTAAACAAAGCGGCACTGGCACTTGTAGCAACAGATATTAAACCACCAGCGCCATTGAGAGATGTGCCGTTAACGTTGTAATTTGTCGCCGTCTGCCCCACCAACAAGTTCCCACTGGAGTCAATACGGGCGCGTTCGGTTCCGCTTACACGCCAAATATGAGCTAAACCAGAATGGTAGTAAAGGTTGTCATCACCCCCACCTGCGCCGCCATAAATAGATGCGTTGGTGCTATTCCATCGAAGTTCGCGTTTGGTGTTGAGGCAGACCGCACCGTTGGCAGTTGAGTTGGCGTCTGCTTGTCCGGGATATGAAGTCAAACCGCCTGTGAGCAAGTTCCCACTAGCATCCAGCGTCATTGCTTGGGTGAATGTGATGGCGTTACCTGCTGTGCCGGAGGGGGCTGTGAACCAGATGTGTTGTCCCGTTGTCTGCCGATAAAACGATGCCGCGGCTGTGGTCTGATAAATGGGAGTAGTCGCACCAGTTACAACGGTGTTATTCCAGTAGGACGACTGATTGCTGAAGTCTGACAGCGCGGAAGTAGCGCCTAGCTGAAATGCTTTCCAGTTCGTTGTCCAAGCACTAGGAGTAACCCCCAAGCCAAGGTTGCCGGAGGAGTCTAGGCGCATGCGTTCTGTGCCATTGCTTGTTGCAAAGGTAATCGGCGTAGTTGTGTCGCCTGAGTCCGGGCCAATTTTGAAGAAAATCCCCGGCGCATATCTGATTGTTGCGACTGACGAACCAACAGCCCAAGCTGTGTTCAAATAACCAGAGCCATCAGTGTTTTTGAACTGCGCTGCATTAAAGTATGCCGATGCAACAGCCCCTTGCACATCCAGCTTTGCAGCAGGCGAACTCGTCCCAATACCCAGCCCTGTGCTGGTTAGGCGCATTTGTTCGGTGGTATTGATTGTCCATATAGACGTGCCATCGCCCGCAATTCGGTATGCCTCAAAAGCATTTGTTGTAAAAATTAAAGGGTAATTACCAGTTGAATAAACCTCTGATGCGTATGCCGCATGCCCAAAAACTGAACCAGTGCTGTTGTCCCGCCCAATGTAAAGATTGCCCCCAGTGTTTGTGGTTGAGGCATATACCGCAGCCGTGCCTGTTCCGGCAGTAATGCCAAAATTCGTCCCATCAAACGTCAACGCTGCCCCCGTGGTGAGCACTTTGGAGCCGTTGAGGTAGGCTACGCCGTTGGCTGTGCCGCCATTGTGCGTAACAGTGCTGGAAGTTGTCAGCGTAGTGAAAGCGCCAGCAGCAGCAGTTGTGCCGCCAATAGCTGGAGGGCTTGCAAGGTAAGTGCTGAAGCCAGTACCAGAAACAGTAGACGATGCTGACAACGTAGTAAACGCACCGGTGTTGGCTGTTGTAGCGCCCACAGTGCCGTTAATGTTGATGGAGGCTGTGCCGGTCAGGTTGGTCACTGTACCAGATGCTGGGGTGCCCAAGATTGGTGTGACTAGTGTTGGGCTGGTGGCAAGGACGTTATTACCACTACCTGTGTTAGTAACCGACACCAAGCCTTTGCTGGCATCTGTAGCAACAGCGCTAGAGGCTGTAAGAGAGCTAAGGATGGGCTGTGCAGTTAGTGTAGTTACACCAGTTACAGCCAAGGTGCCACCAACGGTTTCGTTGCCAGCAATGAAAGCATCTTTATACTTCAGCGAAGAGGTGCCCAAGTCAACAGTGTTTGTTGTCTTTGGATACATGGCAGCAATTGTAACTACAACATCCTGCACTGGCCCAATCTTAACAATGGCAGCACCTTCGGCAGATGTGCCATCATGAGTGTGACCTGTAGAAGCGTTGAACGCTGCTTGCACGCCATCAAATTCATTGTCTAAATCAGCAGCATTTATAATACTTCCGTCAGAAATATTATTGGTAGTGTCTTTACGGGTATATCCGGTCATATGAGTTTCTCTCTTTTAAACAGTTTTATCACAACAACCTAGCGTCTGTCATGTATTGAATATTCCAATGTGGCAGCATCAAGTGAAAAAGGTGGATCTTGCCCGTCTGAAATAAATTGTAAAGAAACAGTGAATCCTGAACCAATCACTTGTGTTTCAAATTGCTTAACAAGTTTTGTACCATAATATGTTGCTCCATATTTAGCAGCACTTGTTCCATAAAAACCAACAACACCAGTTGCGTTAGACAATGTAATGGTTGGTGGTTGAATACTGTTCAGAGTGTCAAAGTCTAGTTTCAAATTGACAGAGGTTGTAACACTGCCTTGTGGGTCAGCATATAGAAACATCTTATAGAAAGTCTTCCGAATGCGTGGATCATTTAAATGTACATATGGTGTTGCAAAAGAAGCAATGATATTACTACCATCAAAACTATTACCACTTTCCATTTGATATATATAACCATCATCATGAGCAAAGACAATTGTTTCAATTTGATCATGATAGTTGGAGTCAGCAACATATGCTCTAATACCGACTGTTTCTGCCCAAGCAATATCTGAGGTATTGTCACCAGACATTTGAGTGCCGAGCAAGCCTTTAGAAGAGGATGCTGTAACTGTTGCGTTATATCCTAATATTCTATATTGTGATTTCTGTTTAATTACAATACTAGAAAAGCTACTAGATGAAGCAATGAGAGATGTTGACTCTGCTTGAATAGGCTTAGATACAACACCTAAATTGAAGTCGTTATTACGATCTGTAGCACCCAACAAGCGCAGCCCTTCTGGACCAAGAAAGATTACATCACCACCCATCTCTTGAATGGTATCACTGGCTACACAACCCACCTTACGTGTGATGGGCTGTAACGAGAAGTCAGCAAGTGTGTTTCCCGTAAGTTGGCTAATTGTCTTCTCAGTGAAGATGATTAGTGTTTCTCGAAAAACAATAAGACCAGTTATGGTATTGCCAACAGAGATGATGCCAGAACCTGTAGCTGCTTGAAAATCATTATCGCTATAGGGCGCTGTAAATGTAAGTACATCACCTTTGGCAAAGAACATTTGATTCTTATGGAAAGCTACAAAGCTTGCTCCTTCAATATCAGACGGCCCAGCATTTAAAATGTTAAAGCTAGCACCATCCCAGATGAATGGATAATTAATACCATCAACACCAATAATCTTTTCAGTTGTGCCAATGCGATATTTATCAAAGCGAAGCTTCACACCATTTGAATAATTACTTGTCAGCCATGTCAACGCAGCATTATCAGCAGGGCTACTAGCAAGGGCTGGGCTAATGGAAATGGTTGCAACACCAGCGACAACTGTAGCATCAGCAAGGACGGTGTAAACCTTCTGAACACCAGCAATGGAGAAGGTGTCACCAACTTGTGGAACTCCAGTGAGTGCGTCAACGACTAAGGAACTGCCTGTCTGCCCAGCACCTTGAACTAAAACTGTGCCATAAGATGGAACATTAATCTTTGTCCAGCTAGAAACATTAGACTTATAAATATCATTACCACGAGAAGCAAGAACATCATCTTGCCAAGCAGCAACACCCTTCATAATACCTGTGTGTGACGTAAAGGTTATCGCAGCTTTATCAGCAGGGCTGCTGGCAAGAGAAGTAGTGAGCGTCAGAGCAGCTGTTTTGTTTGTATCGTTATATGACACACCCAGAGCAGCAATGGTGTATGTTCCAGTGACGCCAGTAATGGTAAAGGTTGAACCAGCTACAGGGGCAGTGAAAATATTAGCAACGTTTAGCACAGTGCCTGTCTGCCCAGATGCTTGAACTAGTGGAGCACCGTAAGCAGGAACAGCTGCTGCATTATACTTATCATATCCCTCAATGCGCTTGTATCCACCGTCTATAGATGGTTCAAAGTTCTTCAGCAGACGAGCACTACCGGGCGCTTGAGTACCTTGTTGCAAAGGAGATAGGTTAGAAATTAAACCACCTTTAAACTCAAAGGCGTATGTGTTCCATGCATCTGCCATATTAAACTACCCTGCTTCCAAACGAAGATGTGGCAGAAGTTACAACAGCTGTAGATCGCATTTCAGCATAACGATTAACAAGCATTGTACGCATGCGCTTAACACCCTCTTCCATCTTTGACTTAGCTAAGTTAGCTGCTTGTTCATTGCTACGAAACATATAAGCGTGGTACATAGCACCATCAACAATTACATGCTTGAATCGCTCTGGAACAGAAGGGACATCTGTATCACTCTCAAGGTCAACAGGGACTCGATAGTATTCGTAAATGACTTCATATGCTTTGTCGGGTGCTGGAGATACACCAAACTCTAAGCTAGGTGCTTGAAACACAAAGCGAGGAAGCTCACGCTTGTCTGTTCTATATTCTTGATCTACACTGTTAGTAAGATAGTCGTCATAAGAAACAACTTCAAGCTTGGATGTAACATTACCAAGTGTTGTGTCTTCCTTAATACGAAAGGTATCAAAGTCAATTGTGTTGCAATCGTTAGGAAAACTATAACGAGTAATTCCAACTGACAAAACATCTTCAGCTGTGATGTGATTAAAAGGCCACTCAAAAGCAGCATGGTTAATATCACGAATAGATGCATTAACAGCATCTTTAATTGTGGCGTAGAAACCAGTGGCAGTTGGGAAGGTTGACGAGGTTAGTTCAACTTCATTAAGCCTACGATTAACTTCATTAACAATTCCAATATAATCATAAGCCATTATTGTTCCTTAATCTTTATACGAATAACACGCTCAACAACACTGCCTGTGCTATCAGAAATAAGACAATAGATTTTATATTCCATATTAGCTGTACCAAGTCCTAGATTAATTGTAGTGACTTTACCAGATATAGTTTGTGCAACATTCTGAAGACCATTAATAACAGAACCAGAAGTGAACAATGTTTTAACACCGTCTGCATCATCAACATACCACGCTATAGAAGCAATGGTGGCAACACCAATAAAGCGTGACCAATCAACACTATAATCAAGAACCTCATCAGGATCTTTAGGAGGCCATTTAAACGACATTATTATTCCTTAATTAACTACAGCACGTCTATCTGCTGAACTTAGTTTTCTATTTATATGAACACTACGGGGCTGTGTTGCAACCCTAACCACTCGTTCACTTGATGTGGTTGTTCTACCAATATATACTTTTCTATCTTCAGCTTGAATAATAACAGTGCGATCATATGAAGTGCTAGAACGATCTACGTATGCAGTGCGTAGATTAGAGTATAAATAGGCAACACTGTCATAATCAAATATTGTAACAGTTATACTCACATTACCAACATTGCCAATAGCAGCAACACCGTCGAATGTGGGACGAGCATTGTTTAGTACAACTACAGAGCCTACACTAGCTGTGCCACTAACACCAATTAATGTGTATACACTAGCAGCAGCAGCAACGGCAGTACCTAGTAATGATTGTGCAACAACACCAGACAACAGAGTCTTAGCATTTGCCACAACTACCAAGTTGCCTACAGCGCCAGTGGCAACTAAGCCATCTACAGGGATACGGTTGATTGATCGAACATCAACTACACCAATGGAGAGGGAAGCTTGAACGCCAACAACAGCTGTGTTAGCATCGGCAGCAATTACGAGAGATCCAACAAAACCTGTAGCGCTAACACCAGAAAGAAGCGTTGCCGCTTTAGCAACAACTGTTGCAGTTCCGATAGCACCTGTAGCTGTAACACCGCTTACAGCAAACCTACAACCTAAGCTGAACGACAAATTGCCATTCAACAACGCAGAGGCTTGTACGCCAACAAGACTAGTTACTGCTACACCAACAACACCTACGCTGCCTACAATGGCAGGGCTAACTAAGCTGACAACAACGTGATTAGAATCTCCACTAATGACAACACCACTATCGCTTGTGGCAACAGCAGCAACACCATCAGGAATATAAGCAACATTGCTTACGCCATAGCGAACAGCGCCATAGCGTCCAATGCCGTATATGGCTCCAGATCGGGTAGTCGTAGCCATTTAATACCTATTCAAATTTATTACTTTTTGAGCAATTCTCAGTTCCGGGAATAACTTGGAGATTCCAAGGTGCATGTAGACCACAAACACTTTTTCCTCTCAAAGGAACAATATGATCTACATGCCAAGAAAATCCAGTAATAGTTGTGCGTTTTGCTGCAATATCATACGCTTCATCAATCATCCACATCAAATCAGAATCTTCTTTTATCCAAGGAAGTAATGCATTGATCTTGGCAATTTTGTAACCCTGCTTAATCGAGTTAGATTTTCCCCTATTGGAGGATACCCATTCAGCTACTTTTTGTTTTCTTTTAGCAGCGTGTCTTTTATAACTTTCCGCATTTTGTAAATTAATTTTATCTTTATTTTTAGCATAATATTCTTTATGCATATTTGGATTAGTTTTAATTTTCTTTGCGTAGAATTGGTTACTATAGTCACGGCTTTTATCTAAATCTTTAAAGTAATTCTTTTTAACTCTAGCCTTGGCACAATTCTTACAATCGGCCCTATAAACTGGGACACCATCTTTCTCTCCTCTAATATAGAAGGAAGAAATTTCTTGTTGTGTGTCACAGATTGTACAGGTTTTCATGCAATACGAATGATAGCATTGTTTGCATCGGCAGTTGGCATACTCACCACAAAATCACCGTTGGTTGATGTCTTATCTCCACCGAACGAAATGATAGCAACAGCATCAGTTGTCGATGTACCACCATCAGTAGTGGTGTTATAAATCATTGCACCAGCAGCTGTAATAGTGGCAGAGGGCCATGTGGCATCTGCGAAGTCGATGAAGGCTGTGGTGCCACTGATAGCAGGGTCAATGTTAGTCAATGCAATTCCACCTGCTGTGTAACCAGCACCAACAACTTCATTAGATGTAGAGTAGTCAGTGGTGGCTGCATCAAGAGAGGCAGACGATGTAAACAAAGCAATCTTAAATGTGTGACCAGACGTTGCGTTGAAGTCGTGCTTACGCTCCAACAATTCTTTCTTAAAGCTGGTGCAAAGTGCAGAAGTAATAGCCATTAGAGAATCCTCTCATGTGTATAAAAAAGCTCTCTATTGGAGCGTACAAACAAATAAAAGGAGCGCCGAGAATCCCCAGCACCCCCTTAGTTGGCTTAGCTATTAAGCCAGCTGTTCACGATCAACGGAGGCGGCAGCGCGAGTACCAGCACCGCAATCAATAACCACAGCCCATACCCGACCAGTGATGACACCAACGGTGCCAGAGATGACGGTCACAACGTCAATGGTGTCAGCAGCGGCAACGAAGCCCGGAACCACACCACCCTTGTTGGTGTTAGCAGCAGCGGCATCAAAACTAGTAGCAGCCATGAAAGTAGTAGTACCATCTGACACTGCGACAGTGTAGGTAGTAATATCAGCAACAGCGTCATAGTTTTGAAAGCCAGCAGCAAGCACGGTGCAGCCAGCAGGCACAGAGATACCAACAGTAGTGCCAGAGGCAGCAGCGAGAGACACATTCTTTTCCAGCAACACAGGCAGTGGACGAATGGATTGAACAATAGACATAATGTTTCCTTATTAATTAATAAGATAGAACAAGGCTGACATTGCATCAGCCCCGTTCATATCAACTTAGGCGGCGTTGTACTTCGCAGTCACCAGACCTTCAGGACGAAGGATCTTACGACCATACAGGTGCATACCGCGAACGATGTCAGCAAAGCTGTCAGGGTCACGATAGGTTTCTGTCTTGGTAATTTGCTGAGCCGAAGCAACAGCAGTTTCGCTGCCAGCAACAATCACGCCGTAGTTGACGTTCTGGTTATCAGTACCAGAGGTACCAGCACCAGTACCAACTTTAGGCAGGTTGTTCGACACATACACTTTGAAGCCGTGCAGGTTGTTGATGACCAAGCCATTTTGCAGACCAGCGCCACCGAAGTCGCCATTGAGCAAACGGCTATCTTCGTCTTTCAACAGTTCAACGAACACGGGATCGACCACCAACCAACGGCCTTGCGAGTCAACAAATTGTTGATCAAGCAGACGAGCCATACGAGCAATCACCATCAGAGGAGAGGCAACAGCGGTAGGCAGAGAGGTAGCACCGGGCAGACGAGCAGCCAAGGGGATGGAATGATCACCAGCAGAAGTAGTGGTGATGTTACCGAAGCTACCCTTTTTCAGCTTCATGGAAGCCAGCAACTCGTCAGAGCCTGCCTCAGTCAGCGCCTTGGTACCGGGAGCGGTAGTGCGGGCAACGCTGGCATTCGCATGCTTGGTAGACTGTTGGAAGCCTGTCAGATAGCCGAGAACGTCTTGGTCAAACTGATCACGCAGACGATAAGCAGCACGGTCAGAGGCCATCTGCATAAAGTTCACATGAGACTGAGCCGCCTCAATGTCATCAATCTTGAAAGCAAAGTAGTTTGCTTGATCGACAACCAAGGTGAAGTCTTCGTCTTGCAGTTCTTGTGCAGTGATTTGTGTACCACGGGCATAGTTCTGAACGCTCACTTCTGGTTCTTTGATGATGCGGACAGCGTCCCCCATATTGGAGATTTCACCAAAATAATCGTTATTGGTGATAGCTTCAACAGTGGATGCTTTACGGAAAGCTACCTGTACTTGCTTGGAATAGATTGTCGGCGAGAAATTGCCGTTGGGGAATTGACCGTACCCGGATGCAGATGGAAAAGCCATTATATAATCTCCTATAGATAGTTTGGCATATAATCAAATACGATAAACGAGTCTACAGAGGCTGGCTTAAACTGGTGCGTACTAATATCTAATGCCTTAGAAGTTAATACGGGCAATCAAGTTACAGGTAATTCTGCTAACTTACTGTTCTTCGTCACTAACAAACAAAGCTTAATAAACTGATCTTCAGTATAATCAAGCTTCATCCTATTGATAGGAACACAGACAAGTTGAATATTCTCAACTGTATAGTCTTTGCTACTATCTACTCTGTCTAGGCTTACTGTAGTAAGTTGGTGGGCTTCACTTGTAAGCGGCAACTTAGTGTAAACACATAGACCTTTCTGTCTCTGCCAAACGTCATGAAGATGTTCAGCAGTGATAAAACATTTAAACTTTATTCGTTTACTAGCAGTATTAATTAACTGAATGAACTTCTGTTCTAAAGTTAAATTAGTATATCTATTCTTATTCTTTTTACTAATCTTATCTTTATTCTTACTGCTATAAACTCTATCTCTTTCTCTAGCTTTTTCAGGATTGACAATGCGCCACATCCTTAGTTTTTCAGCAAGACAAATCTTACACGCTGACTTGTAACCAACGCCGTTAGCTTTTCCAGATTTACCAAAATCAACTAAAGACTTCTCAATGTTGCAACAAGTGCACGTTTTTACGTTATCCATATCTTCTCCTACTAGAAAGAAGAGCTAGACCTGAGTAGGCAGGTCAGGGTAATTACTCCCGTTCGCTCTATATTGCTTTAGTTATAACACTACAATTTTTAAGTTGTCAACAATTATCGCGCATTTCCACTAATGTCATAGATAAACTTACCAGTCTGCCGTTGCTTATTAATAGCATCCATATTGGCCTCATACTGTTGGATAGTCATTTTAGCAACTTGACTCTCTGAGAATGCGCCAGATTGATCATCTCCAGTTGGTGCAGACTTAGCCGAACGAGTGCCAATGGACTTAGCAGCATCTGAATAGCTTGTATCTTTCTTACCAGTGCGAATACCCTTATCAGACTTATAAAGATCAATGGCACGAGCAGCAGCAACAGAGTCTGTATCATTCTCATACAGCGATGCTTGCACCCACTTAGGTTGCTCATCTACCCAATCATGAAACTCATCACTGTCCCGGATGGTATCAAAGTCTGGGTGAAGCTTCATCAGCTGTGTCTCAGCCTTCTCACGCGCTGTCAACTTCTCACGTTCATCCAGAGCTTTAAAGCGATCTTCCAAGGCCGACGATTGCTCCTTTGCTTTCTTCATGGCAATGGTTTCTACAATCTTGGCAACGTCTGGATAAGCTTCAGCCCACGCTGACAACTCTTCTTCTGTCTTAGGCAACTTAATTTGTTGCGCTGTACTCTGTTGCAGTTGAGCCTGTAGAGCATCTACTTGTTTCTGCAACGTTGATTGTTGCTCTTGTGAATAGCGACGAAGATCTCCATAACGTTTCTTAAAACTACGCTCTTCTGCGCTTTCTGGTTCAGCCTCAGATGCTTCTTTAATTACAATAGGTTCACCGCTTCGTAGCATCTCTGCCAATTCTGCTTCTTCCTTAGCGATACGCTCTGTATTAGCATTACGCTTACCAAATGAAGAAACCATATTATTGGCTTGTGGAATTACAATTTCAGACATATATACCTTTTAAGTTGGGGCCACTGTAGCCAGCAAAGCTGGGGAGATAGGTAGCCAGTGATGACGGGAATATTATTACTATACCAACCAGCCCGTCACTGGTATTGGTATTGTATCTGCTTATTAACGTGGAACGAAACCTGTTTTAACTTTCTTAACTTCACTGTCTTTAACACTAGAGCGAGCTTCTAAAAACCCTTTCTTAATATTGGCTGACTTCTTAGCGAAATCAATACCAGCTTTGTAAGTGGTATAGGCTTCTTCCAAGTCGCCACTCTTAATTTGACGATAGGCTTTCTTGATGTAACGGTTGTACATCTTTGTGTACAAACTCTTAGCGTCTTGTCGAGCGTCGATGGCTGCAACAATCTTTGGTGCATTGTCATAATACCAAGCAACATCTTTAGATTTCTCTTTATTCTTTTTCATATAAGTGTCGCGGAACTCACGAAGAGTTGACAGCACTTCACCATCATCTTTTTCATTCATGTGATCAACAGCAGCTGTAGTGAGGAAGCATCCACCACCGCCCCCACCACCGCCACCACCCTTGTCACCAAAGTCAGTAGTTCCAACTTGAGCACCGCTACTATCACTAACAGCAGCACCGCTACTATCTGTTACACCACCTGTGCTTGCACTAGAGCCGGAACCGCCATAACTAGCAGCACCAAAGCTTCCAGTGGGAGCAGCAGCAGATGTTGCGGCATCAGAGGCAGCTGTTGAACCAAGACCAACAGTGTCACCAGCAGGAGCACCACCACCATACGCAACACCAGAAATTCCAGTGGGGGCAGCGTTAGACGTTGCAGCATCCGCAGCAGCAGTTGAGCTAGTAGTATCAAGACCGCTTGTTCCGAGACCACCAACAGAGCCACTACCAAAGCTACTCTGGAAGCCACCTACTTGTGTATCCACTGGAGTACCTAGTGTTGTTCCAGTTGGAGTACTTAAATCTACAGGGCCACCAACAGTTACACCTAGTTTTTCAGCAAGGTCTGCTGCTTCTTTAGCAGGGTCTGTATTATTTGCTATGGAATTATTAATTGCTGTTTGAGCAAAGGCACGTTGACCTTGAGCAGTTGCTGGGTCAATTGACATTGGATTAGCTGCAAGTTGAGCACCAGTTGATGATGTTTTACCATACCCGCCAGAGTCAACAGAAGTTCCATATCCTCCACCATATGCGGCCTTACCTTTAGAGGCAGCATAGTCAGCATAAGCTTGTTGTCCGCCAACGATGGCTGCTTGCTCAGCAGCAAGGCCGGGTGCCAGCTTACCTTGAAGTTTACCTAGTGGCGTTCCGGCAAATGCTTTTTGTCCAAAGGCAGTAACGGCAGCAAAGCCCGGATGACTTCCGTAGAAAGAAGCTTGATCTTCAGCGCTAGATTTACCCCACGCCCCAGCCGCATCACGAGCAGCATCAGAACCTTCGCCATATTCACGAGCAGCAGTTCCACCAGTAGAGGTTCCAGCTTCTGCTGATCCAGCTGGAGGAGTGACAGCAGGTGTTCCAGCTTTAATAACATATCCCGGTGGAATGTTCAGTTGTGGCTTACCGTTAATGAACGGAATATAAATGACATTACCTGTGTCATTTGTCATCGGTATCATTTCAAAACCCTTGATGGGCGCTCTTGAATACAAAGCAGCATTCTCAGCGGGAACATATCCACCTTTTTCATACTTCTTCTCTTCACCATCATTCATTATCTCATCAATGGAACTAGAGAACTCATCATCAGATTCTTCAGGAGAGCCATGCAAAGCTTCACCTTCTGCGCCAGATTTAGAATTACCCATCTGTCCAATCTCTTCCATCTTTTGCAAACCAGCCTTAGCTTTGTCACGCATCTTCATTAGATTTTCTAAACCTACATAGCGAACAACGTCTGCCGGTATAACAAACTCACCCGGACTAAGCTTAGCTGAAATGTCATCACGCACTTCTTTCTGCAAAGCACCGGGAGGTACATCGTTGCCAGAGACAGCATCTATAGTTCCACCTTGATCATTAACACCACCTTGCTTCATCATTTGTTCTGTTTCATTTGTGTACATTTAATATTTCATCCTTCAAATACTTAAGCTGCCGTAACGCAGCGATGGCACCTTGTGCCCTATACAAATCTGTGACAACATCTGTCTGCTCCATCTTTCGACGCATCAGTTCAACATGAGCATCAAGCATGTCGGTGAAGGCATCCCACGATGCCTGCGAACTAACGAGCACTTTTAGCTTTGGGAGATAGTCTTTATCGCTCACTCTTGAGGTGCCCCACTAAAGCCTTGCATGCCCGGCTGTGGAGATTGACCAATGCCAATGTTGCCACCACCTGTACCTGCTGTGTCAGCTACGCTAGGAGGGCCACCAACGCCCTGTGGAGGGGCTGCGCCCGGTTGTGTAGGGGTAGCACCTTCAGCGCCCATTGGAGCCGCCGGAGCCTGTTGCTGCTGTAGTAAGAAAGCTTGACGCATTGCCTCATCCATGTTGTTAGTAACTTTATCAGGGTCAAGATCCATACTCTTAGCAATTTCACGAATGATGTATGGGAACTTAGCAAACGGCATAAGCGAAGGCTGACTAGCAATTTGAAGGAATTGCATAAGGCGTTGGCTACGAACTTCATTAGCCATCAAACTCTCAGTGCCCTTTGCAGAAACTTCCAAGTCTCCTTTGATTTCAGGGTCGTAATCAAACTGCATGTTAAAGTTGAAGTAGGCTTTACCAAGCGGTGCCAGCAAATAATCGTCAACGTTTTTAATAACAGTTTTGGTACTACCCGATGCAGCATTCATCAGCATTGAAATGCCAGACGCTGTACGACCAACACCACTCACTCCAGTTTGACCGTGAGCAAACGATGGCAACCCTGTAGATTCGTCAGAGAGTTGTCGAGCCTTGTCAAACAGTTGCAGGTTCTCTTGCGCCACGTTAGGGAACTTAGTACCAAACAAGCTTTGACCGGGCGCACCGCCTTGACGACGAAACACTTTGCCGGGATGCACTGAGAAGTCTTGACCGGGAACCAAGTTGGTTTCATCAATCTCAAATACAAGGTTGCCTGACAAGACAGCGTTATCAACTGCCATACGCATGAAGCCGTTCATGAGCGTTTGTGTATCGTCCATGTTCTCAGCAATGCCAACGCCAGCCAACGAATATGGGTTCAGTTCGTAAGGAACAGCATAGTATGGAATCTTGCTAGGCTTAAATGGGTTGAGCACCAAGCGAAGAATACGACCATTGCAATACCAAATGTTTGCTTGCAACTCGCCTTCATCTTCAAGTTCTGGAGGGATATTAATATCATTCTCAATCAACAGATCAATATCTACACTACCCCAATACTCAAGAACTTCAAAGCGATCAATGCCAAAGTTGGGAGTGAAGTCTTTAAGGTCATCTTCCCAATACTTCTTAACATATCCTTCACCCTCTTCAATGATTTGATCAATTACATTTGCACGGAAATAAGGACGGCGTTTCAGAGCACGAAGCTGTGAGCGACTTAGCTTATGACGTTCAATGATGTATTGACACTCATCTGTATTGTTTGCATCAGGATCCCAATAGAAATTCCAAATGGAAACATGAGAAGCTTCAGGTACAGTTTTAATTAGTGGATTATATTTACCGTCCTCATTCCAGTTTGGATATTCCTTATTGGTAGCGAATGGGCCTTTCATTACCCCTGTGCCAAACAAGGCCATTTCAAAAGCAACAGAACGAAGATGCTTAGTGGCATTACTCTCGTCAAGTTGATCGTGAATCTTCTTCTCCATCTTCTTAGCCGCAACCATTGCTGGGCTAAACGTAATAGAGGTAGGAGTGACACCAACGCCGGGCTTGAGATTTGGGATGTCTTTCAAATCATCCTTCATCGCTCCTAGCATTTCCTCTAGTGTATCAAGGGTGAAGTCGGCTGTGATACCTGCCGAACCTTGCTCACCAAAGGGAATGCTCATCTTAGGTTTAGATGGTGTAGTATCTTTAGGATCGAAGTGAACATCAGCGATGACACCATCAGGCAAGGTAGATGGGTCAATGCTAATTGGGAATTTGTTGTTTGAT